CGAGCGCAGAGTACACGAGCGCAGAGTACACGAGCGCAGAGTACACGAGCGCAGAGTACACGAGCGCAGAGTACACGAGCGCAGAGACGAGCGCAGAGACGAGCGCAGAGACCTCGGCTGAGACTAAAGGTGGTTTTTTTTTGGATGGCTCGCCTCCATCTTGGCCAAGCTTCAAGTATTTAGAAGGTGAGATCCACGGTAATCTCACAAAAACTCGCACAATGGCGATGGACGATAGCGGAGTTATCCATTCTTTAGGTTACAAGTCAGATATGTACATTGAGACAGATACTCTTGCTAACTCTATAAAAAGAAATACTAAAGGAAGTCATGGGTTTATCGGAAACGTGGAAGCTTCTGATGGGTATACTTATTTTTTACCAGCATATTCTAGTTCTATTGCCAAGTTAAAAAGATCAACTGGAGAAATTACACTAGAAAAGAAATTCACCTCTTGCCCTCAAGTTAGATCTGGAGCAGAGGGTGCGAATGGTATTATTTACATGCCGTCTTATACTAAGACTTTAAAAATTTATACTTTAGATACAAAAACAGGGGAGATTGGATCATTTACTCCTCCACAAACAGGATTCTTTGGACATGTATGGGGGGCAGCAGCAGATCCAAATGGGAATATTTACATGCCACCAGCTTTAGGAAATAAAATCCTTAAAATAGATAAGAGTGGTACAACATCATTGCTGGAAGGTAAGCCTGTCACCTCTGGGGTTTCTGGGTTTAGTGTTAAATATGTTGGAGCTACATACGTTAAGAGTGTGAATAAAGTAATTTGTTTACCAAGAACGGGGAAAAAGATTTTAATTATTAATTGTGCTGATGATAGTTATGAGGAGATTGATTTGCCAGTAGAATATTTAAAGGTAGCTAATAAGAATAAAAACTTCCACGGTTATCTTGCTCCTGACGGCTGGCTTTACAGTGCATTTTGGGGAGACACTAAGTGCTTTAGGGTAAATCCACTTACTCAAGAGATTCAATGGAAAGACTATGAGTATGAGTTTATGGATGGTTGGCCAACAGCAAAAGAGGGTTCTGGTATTATGAGCCTTGGAACTGGCTACTCTACTTGCGCTACAGCGAAAGGTAAAGATGTTTTTCTTGGGCTGGCAGGAACCTCTAGAGCTATCAAGCTTGAATTTTAAAAAATGAAAGGGTACAAGCAGGTTTACCTAATTGTAAAAGATCGAGGTTTTGTATATGAGTCTGTTCCAAATACCCCAGAGTTTCACAATGAAGAAAATGCACTGGCATACTGGCAGAATAATAGAATAACCATACAGGATTTAAATTTTTATAATGATCCTATTGTGATAATTAGGAGAGAGATAAACACTGTTACAGTAAAGAGCTTATGACAAAGAAAGAAAACGAAGAGATTGTGTCAATTAAAAAAGATATTAGTGATCTTAATGATACAATCCAAATTAGAACCAGAGGATTGAAAACGATTGCCGTATTCTTCGGTACATTGTTTGTTCTGGACGCAGCAATGCTAATTTATAGCATTTTAACTAAGTAAAACCCATAATTCCAGCTTGACTTGAGGTCGAAACTATGGAGAATATGGTGTAGGACGATGGGCGAGCGAGTGTCAGACAACCCTAGGGAAGCTGACCTCGCCGCTCTCATCCGAACTTTCTGGTGGTTTGTGCATATCACGACATGTGGTTTCATTATTGCAAATACTATCAGGCATTGGTAACTAAATTAAAATTATGAAAAAAATATTATTGTTCGCGTTTGTTTGTTTGCCTCTATGGGGCGTAGCTGCTTGGCATGGTTATAAAGAACCAAAAGTACAAGTTAAAGAGACTGTAAAGGTCGTACCTCCAGAGAAAGTTGATGCTCATGTTTTTCTGACTAAGTGGCAGCTTACTAAAATGCTCAAGACTTTTGAAGAAGACGCTCATCCTGCCGATACTTTAAAATTTAAAACTGTAGTAAAGAGTGATGGCGATGGCTGGAGAATCTCTTCCACTCATTTAGCCAGAGGAGCTGAACCATATCCAATCCCAGAGGGCAAGTACTTTGTTATTGATTCTTCTTATGTGGATCACTCAGGAGACTTTAAGTCTTGTGTTGAGTATGCGGATAGCTACAAGAACTTCCACGATTACATTGTAATTAGCGCAGAATGAGTTTTATGTATGATAGTAGGGTCATTGGTCCCAAAGGATATCAGGAATTAATGGTTGTGATTTTAAATAAGGAAAAAAATCCTATTGATTCTTGTTGTTATAAAATAGACTCTCCACAAGTTTATGACTTGATGTCTGCTAAAAAAGGAGCGCATGATTTTGGAATAAAAGGCTGGAAGTTAGAACCAGCTGATCAGTACCAAGGTTTTGCTAATAAAATAATTAAATAAAAAGAAAATTCTATGCAGTACATAAGAATGAGAGAAAACTCTTTGAGATATTACATGGACCCAATGTGTAAAATCCTTCATAGAGATGGGGGACCAGCAGTTACTTATAACAATGGTTGTGAAGAATACTGGAACCTAGGGGTCTTACACAATTCTGATGGGCCAGCTATAGAAACAAAAAACGGAAAGAAAGTTTATTATCTTTTTGGTAAAAGGTTCAATAATTATACTGACTGGGAAGAGAGTAAAAAAATCTTTAATATATCAGAATCCTCTAATAAGGTGTAAATATCATTCATGAAGATTACAGGCAAGCAAACAGTAGAAGTTGAGATATCTGAAGCTCAAAGGCATTTGATTGCTTTAGATTACATTTCGGAGATATTTGAATGGGATACAGACTACTTTATCGAAGATGGTTGGGTGATCAAAAGAGAGATAGCCCACACCTCGCATTCTTTTGAATTAAAGAATAAAGTTAGGGAGGCTAGCAAAAAGGATCAATGCCTTTATGATATATTTAAGGTACTAAGGAAGCAGTCTTTTTAATGCAGGGTGCATTTCTTTAGGGTAAAGCCTCCCATTTTTTACCTCATAATCTTTGAGGTTTGGCTGGAGTGTTTCTTCATGACTCACGGTCACGCACTTCTGCTTACCTCAACAAGAGGAACAAGATGTAGAGAAAACTGCTGCTGTAATTAGAATTAATGTTTTTTTAATCATGACTTATCTCCTTTAGCTTTTTCTATTTGATCAGATGTTGGCGCTCCTTTGTCGCCCTTCTTTCTCATCTTCTCTCCAGAACCTCTTTTGATTCTTTCTTTTTTCTTTCTGATGTTCTCCCAAAGACTACTGTCGGATTTTTCTTTTTCTTTTAAGATCTCATCGTGACGCTTCATAAAGGTTTCGTGATCAGGTCCAGCCATGTACAAGGTTTTACCGTCTTTGGTTTTATGGGGGTGTATACCTTTTAAACCCATTTTTTTAGCGTCTTCTAAAGCCTCCTCTTTTGTTTTAAAGTAGTGCTTACCAACATCAGGAGAAGCCTTAGAAAAGAATAAGGTACAGTCTTCTTTGTTTATTGGGTCATTAATTACCACAGAAGCTTTGCTCTCAGCTTCTTCAAATTGCGAATAACAAACAGCGGCTCTTTGTTTATTGTCTTTAAATTCTTTTTTGTCGGAAAGATCGACCATGCATCGACTAATAAATTTAGATTTATTTTCTCCGTTTTTAGGCTGTGGTAATGGCATATTTAAAATTACACAAAAAAGCCCAAGTTTAAACAGGATTTTGCCAAATAAGGGGATTGTAATTAACTGAAATAATAAGCTATTGAATCATTTGCGATAGGAAATATATAATTAAAATTTAATGTCGCATTTCCGTCTAAGTCATTGCTATTACTTATAGAATTTAGGCAGCAATTTTCGACTTTTATATTTAATGTTACGTTATCTTCCGTAGATGTTGATAGTTTATTTCCAATAGCAGTAAAAGTCAAAGCCCCTTTGTCTAAAACTAAATTTGACAAATCTAACGATTCAACATTCTTTTTTATCACAGAAAATGAAACAGACCCTTCTGCTGGTAATTCAGGGATTCTTATCTTCGCAACCCTTTGCCCGACTCTAACAATGGGGGTCCTACTAATTGGAAGGGATATATCACAACTTTGTATAGCGTAATTAGTGCTATCAATTCCTTCTAAGAAATTACTTGTTACACTTAGAGATTTAGGTGCGAATACATTGAATGTATCTGATGTTTCTGTGAATTCTGAACTAGAATGCGTGGATATCTCTCCACCTTCGTAAGAAAAACTACCTTTAGCTAATTCTCCCGCATCAAAATTTAAAGAGTAATTAGTCAAGTAGGCTTTGGATATTGTTGTTGTTCCAGCGTTTTCTTGTAATTTTAAAGTAGATTCTTCGTGAGATAAAAAATCAATATGTTCGGTACTTCTGTAGGGTCTATACTCTTGAGCTAAGTCTATTGGAGAGAGTTGGTATCCAGTGTTAATGCCGTCCAACTTATCGACTTCTTTTATATATTCGTTGATGGTTTTGTAATTATAGGCCGAGCTTACAAATGGTCCCTCTGCGCCAGTACTAATGCCGTTGTTGTGAAATAACCCAAGCAGGATGCACTCATTGTTAATGATTAGCATGTGTGGAGATCCAGAATCGCCGTTTACAGGGTTGCTATGCCAATCTGAATAAGAGGATATTGTTAAGGACTGCACTCCATTGTTTGAACTTGGATTCCTGTAATCAAAATCTTCAAATTCAAGTTGATTTACTCTACTCACTTTGGCGAGTTCATCTTGATTTACAAAAAAACTTAAGGTTTCATTATTACCGCTAGACCCAGAGAAAGTAGTACTTGAAAAATTCCCAGTG